AGTAACTCATTCGAACACATTAAACATAATTGTATTATTCCTCGTGCATTAGCACTAGAAGGGCAGATTTACGACACGAGAGGAAAAGACTTTCAACTAAATTTAAATTATGGAGCATCGGCAAGTAAAGCAAAACTTCTTAATTGTTGGTTAGTTCATGTAAGACGTTTTGAAATCACCACATCGGGTGTAAATGTAATTTTCTAATTTAAAAATATAGTTCTTTTTAAAATCTATAAATAAAATAAATTCTTTATAATAAAAAATATTTATATTAAATAAATAATAATGTCAGAATATTTTAACTTATTGCCGAGCAATCACCCGAGCAATGGAAAAATTCAGTTTTCCGGCGTTCCTCTTATTAACTTCACAATGGCGCAAAATCCTAATGCTTTAGTTCAAGGTTCTTCTATTAGACTTTGCGGTAGATTAACTTGTAAAGATTCAGCAGGAGCAGAAATTAGCGCAGATACGGCGAATTTAGACCCCCGTCTTGGTGTATATTCACTTTTTGATAGATTAACTGTTTCGCTTGCTTCTAATAGTCAGGTAGTTGAAGAAATTAAATTTTATCAACGTTTCCTTTCTTCTTACCTAGGAGCAACACAAAGCGAACACCAATTATTAAGTTCCGATTCAGTTCAACGTTTAAGTTCCGTAAGCATTGGTAACAACTTTGATATTGTAAAAGATGGCACGGATTCATTCTTCAGTATTCAGCTTCCTTGTGGGCTATTTTTAGGTCAAAATCCTATTCCGCTTCAGCACGGAATTGTAATTTCACTGAATTTATGCCCGGATAGTCAGGCGTTCCGTGCCGACACTGGAACAGCGCCCACATATGAACTTAGCGACGTACATCTTAGTGGGCGAATGATTACCGGAGTTCAGAAACCCCCTACTCAATTTATGTATAATAGTATTCAATCGTATTATTCGGTAATTAATAGCGCTTTTGCTACTCTTAATTTTAACCTTGGAACATCTCAGACCCTCGGTGCTTGGGTTACTTTTATTCCTAGTGAAAATACCAATAATTATGCTAGGTCAGGAACTCGTAATCTTCCAGTTATGAAATCGGCAACTTCTCCAGCAGTGATTAAAGATTTACAATTTTTACAGAATGGAGTTAAAGTTCAGCTACAATATCCAATAGAGGATAATGAAGCCGCAGACCAAACAATGTTTAATTCCCAGATTACACGTAATTTTATTAGTGCCATAAGAAATTTTGCTAATCTCTCGAATACTGATGTTTCACCCATTAATACTAATTTAGCGCAATCTTTCGCCGATGACGCAGACAAAATGAAAGGTGATTTCCTATATGGTGTAGGACTACGTATGGATTATTACAGCGACCAAGGACTTAATATGGTTGGTGGAAATTTCACAGTACAATTTACAACAGATTTAGATACTGATTACCCTAATAGTGCTTATATGTTTATTCATACTAGAAACACTCTTATGTTTTCGCCCGAAGGTGTCAAAGTCCTTAATTAATTAGTTCTTCTTTTGCCATAGTTCATTTTGCCATAGATTTTTTTAAAATCTATATAAATAAAATAAATTCTTTCTAATAAAAAATATTTATATTAAATAAATAATATGTCAAAAAATCTAAATTCAGAAATTAAGGCGTTGAATCCTTTAATTGCAGACCCTAAAAGATGCACTCAGGCACAAGTTCCTAGTTTATTGAAACCCAATTGTAAGAACTTTCAGCAAACCCAGAACGTAGATACAAGCATTCTAGACGCCCAAGTGGTACGAAATGATTATATTCGCTTCGTATTGGATAGAAAAGGAATTCTACACAGCAATAGTAAAATTTCTCTATCGATGAAATTAAGCGGTGACGAACACCCGGCTTTCTTTCCTTTTCCCACTGGAGTTTATAGTTTAATCAAAAAATGCGTTCTTAGAGCAGGAACTACTATTTTAGATTCTACCGATTCCTACGGATTACTAAGTGCTTATGAAAACCAGATGCTAGGAAATGATACAGCGCTTAGAAAAGAACGTATTAAATCCGGTTTTGTAAATGCCCGTAAATCTCAAAAAGTGCCAAGTATTAATGCGCAGGTATTAAATGGGACTGAAATTGCTTCAGCGTTATCTTATGACTTAGGGCGTGAGTTTGCGGTAACATTAGATACTGATGGAAAAGCTCCGGCAGGTGATAAGGTAAAAACCACGATTCACGAAAACCAAAATTTAGTTAATGAATCCGATTTTGTTCTAGAATTATCTACACTATTTAGTTCTCTTCGTTTTACACAACTTCCGCTTTTTATGATAGATCAGCCCGTGATTATTGAGCTATTCCTAGAAGATACTAATTCGCATAGAATATGTACTCCCCAGGGTGGAGACCTTCCAGTATTTAATTTAGATTTAGATTCTCCTAAATTGATTGCCGATTATATATATTATGATATTGACACGATGAATAATTTCGCTAGTCAAAATTCCACTATGTCACTTCCTTTTTTCGAACATCAATTAATTAGAACTAATGTTAATTATAGCACGACCCCGAATTTTACACGAAATCTAGGCGGAGCAGGGAAAGCCATTTCAATGATAAAAATTGCACACAATGAACCAGATAGCGCAGACCGCCACAATTCACTAATTAACGATTTTAAAAGTGATATTCACGAAACTGGGGGGGGTGATGATGTAGGATATAATGTAAAAGTGAATGATAAATTTCTCTTTCCAGTTCAGATTTCTAATGTTTGCGAACAATATGTAAATACTCTAGAAGCGGAAGGTTTGCCCCTTAATCTCAGCGCCCGAGAATATCAGGATGACTTAGGAACAGATTTCACAAATGTTGAACTAATTGAAGAGCATCAGCAACCCGCGAGTTTTAACGGACAAAAAAGATTTATGAGTATATATAATCTAACGGGCGAACGTGTAAATAACAGAGGTTTAGAACTTCATATTGATGTAGCGAATGGTTCAGATAAATCACTATTACAGAATGTATGGTTGCAGATTTCAAAAACTCTTATATTACAGAATGGCAGATTTACTGAGATTTACAATTAAAAAAATCTTTATTTAAATAAATATAATTCTTTAAAAAAATAATATAATATAATATTATAAATATGGCAGATAATGAAGAACCAGATTATATATTTTTAGAATGTAATTGCGATCATTCTTTTGAAAAAACCGATGATAACTCAAGATGGATTAATAAAATAGATGGTGGTATAACATTACCGGAAAATAGCACTTTGTCAGTTCAATACGCCGGTATTAACGTTTTAGGGAGTGGAGAAGATACAATAGAATTAAAACATGAAAAAATCGGCGAAAGCGAAATTTACAAATATAATAATACAAGTGAGCAATATGAGAAAGTTAAATATGATGTATATGACAATGAAGTTACATTACAAATAGAATTTTATAAAAATCAAGATGGATTATATAATTATCAAATGCCTATGCCAGACCATGCCTTTAATCCAGATATTAATGAAGAATGGTGGAGTGCATTAGATAATACGAAAGGTTTTGATGAAATTCAATATGGAATAAGCACAAGCACTTATAAATCAAATTTTAATTATTCTTTTCCAATTGATAATAAAAGATATACAATTTTAGAAATGAACCCGAACACAGATTATACCAATCCAGCATTCGGTGAATATATCGGTAGAGAAGGTACATTAGGCAATTATAATAGAGATATAGCAAATTTTGAATATTCTATTTATCATAATGAAGTTAAAATACAAGTAGATACGGGTTTTATTAGTCCTTCATCTATTGCCGAGCAAATATCACAACAATTAGATAAACACTCAGAACCTAAAATAAAAGAAATGGAATGCTTTCAAGATCATTCAACTATGAGTCAAGCTTGGCCGAGTGATTCCGTCACAGTTCAAGGAGGTTTAACTTGCGAAACAAACACCTTTAAATTATTTCAATGCGCTACAAGAAGAACATTTTATGAATATGCAGCCGCAGGATTTAACTCTCATGATTTACCATATAGGAATAATAACGCCGAAGTTATACAATATCAAAAAAATTTTAAACATATAGGTTGTTATAATCCAAATATATTTTTAACAGGTCGAAATATTCAATATAATATAAATTACCATAATAAACAAGAACAATTTTTAATATTGAATAAAATAGATACTTCAGCTATTACCGAAGCACAGATATTAAGAGAAGATTTATTTACAAATATACCATATGATAAAAATATATTATCACATTTTAATGATTTATTTAAATTTATTAGAGCAGACGAACAAATGTATGAAACTAAACCGGCAAAACAAACAGCATCAACT